CACGTAGTCACCATCTTGTCTCCAGACTATGTGAGCATTGTTTATGCCTGAGTAGCCGCAGAATACTTTAGTTTTACCTTGGTTCATGTCAAAGCTTGTAAAGCAGTCAATAGTGTCCTTCATGATACTAGCTCCTCTAGTTGTGACTGCGGCACTTCCTGAGCTTCAGCACCGTTTAGCCACTGGTTAATGTGTTTGGTAGTGGTAACGCTAAACTTCTGGTTTGTGCGTATGTAGCCTCTGTTTGGTAGCCATGCTGCCACTGGTGTCTCATAGCTGAACAACACGTCCATCTTGCCAGTATGAAGGTCGAAGGTGACTTGTGTCTTGTTGCTGCCTAGTTGCTTAAGTTTCATTGGTTAGCCCTCTAATTCAATTAGTTTATCTACCAGTTTTTGATCTAGTGTCTGATACTGAATGACTGTAAACAAGCCATTGTTGTAAATCCTTTCAAAACTTTTGTCTAGCCTTTTAAGTTCCTTCAGTGTTTTAGCTTTGTTTAGTTTGTACAACGCCGCTTGATAAGTTGTCATTGTGTTTATTCCTCGTTTACGTTGGCTGTTATTTCGTCAAAGTTAACCGATAACATCCAGTCGGTAACGATGTCACCTAATAGTGAGCCTTGTCCAGTGTGCTCGTGTAGCAGTTCCTCAAGGAATGACTCTAGCCGTTCCGGTGTTACTGCTTCCCGATCTTCTCTAAACATCTCAAAGATGCCGTCGTTGTCAAGCCATAGGTTAGCCTGCCATGTCTCTCTGTTTGTCCATCCGTTGTATGTTGTAGTCATGTTGTGTTGCTCCGTCTTTGTTGCTGTTGACTTCATTAGGCCGCATTTGATGACCCGTGTCAACTGTAAATATTTCACATGTTTGGACTATTGACAACACCAGGTGAATCATATAGTCGCGTACGTGCGTGATATAAAGGTAGCTCCAAAGGGTCCAACATAAGCTCACACACTTGTCAACCCATGCAAACACCATGCCAAGTTTCCCGTGTTGGTCTTATGGTGCACCTCGTGCAAGAACCATGCCAACTCCAGTGGCTAACACGAGTTGCAACCCATGTCAACTGTGTAAATTACCACTTGACTTCTTCGGTTTCCTGGTGTAAATTCAAGGGGGGAGCCCGTGTTGCCGCTGTATAACTATAGTTGTAGCCACCTAAGCACAAAATAAGCCAAAATTAGAAAAAATAACGGTAATTACTACTCATGTAACCTATTGTTTTCACTAGTAAAACTACTACTTTGTAAAATAACTAAAAAATAACTTGACTTTTGTGTAAACTTGTGTTATACTATAGTTGTAATTAGGGATAATTTTAATCATGACTCAAGAAATAAAAAAAAGAGGTCGTGGTAGACCCCGAAAGTCAGAAGTAGCTGCTGTTAAGCCAGGTAACAAAGGCAAAGTAGGCCGACCAAAGGGTGACGCAGCGATAATCAATGAATACAAAGCACGTATGTTGGCGTCACCTAAGTCACGACTGGTGTTGGAGACTATTTTTGATGCTGCTTTGGACAACGACCATAAGAATCAGGCTGCAGCTTGGAAGTTAATTATGGACCGTATGTTGCCTGTAGGTGCTTTTGAAAAAGACGTAGTAAAGGACACTGGTAGAAACGCTATTCAGATCAACATTAGTGGCGTTGGTACTGCTGAGGTCTCAACACCTGACATTATTGAAGGAGAAGTAGAAGATGTCTCTTAAGTACTTCACACGAGAAGAGTTTGACTGTCAGGTTACAGGCACCAACAACATGGAACGAGAGTTTTTAGAAAAGTTAGACGAGTTACGTGAGGCATGTGGTTTTCCTTTTGAAGTCACGAGTGGCTATAGGCATCCAACCAAGCATCCTATAGAGGCTAAGAAAGACGTACCTGGTACTCACGCACAAGGCATCGCGGCGGACATAAGAATAACAAATGCCGCTGATCGCCTTACGATTGTAACCAAAGCCATTGAGCTTAAGTTTACTGGCATTGGTATTGACAAGGGTTTTGTACACGTAGACACACGCGGTACATCACCTGTTATGTGGACTTACTAATGCTTCATACAAAACACATTACGTTATCAGACGCTACTGAGCAGACACTGTTCACTATACCATCCGGTTACACGATACATATTGTGTATATCTTTATTGCTAACCACGGTGGCAGTACAAATCAAATAAGTCTTTGGTGGGAGACAGGCGGTGTAGACCAAATGTACTTCTTTGACGGCACTAGCATTGGTGCAGGCAACAAAGAAATCATAGGCGGTCAAAACGACAACGGTATTTTTGTACTACATAACGGAGACACTGTAAAAACTCAAGCGTCTTCGTCAACAGGGCAAATGGAAGTAGCAGTTACCTTTCAGTTACTAGAAAGACCAGCAGCGTTTAGTAATTTTAATGGATCTTAATATAGAACTACTGCCTTGGCAACAGGAAGTCTGGGCAGATGAAACAAGATTTAAAATAGTAGCTGCTGGGCGACGTACAGGTAAGTCTAGGTTAGCAGCATGGATGTTAATAGTTAATGCACTACAGGCGGACAGAGGCCATGTATTTTACGTCGCACCTACTCAAGGACAAGCCAGAGACATCATGTGGCAAACCCTGCTTGAACTGGGGCATCCTGTTATTAGCGGTAGTCACATTAATAATCTTCAAATTAAGCTTGTCAACGGTGCTACCATTAGCCTAAAAGGTGCTGATAGACCAGAGACAATGCGAGGTGTCAGCCTCAAGTTCCTAGTGATGGACGAGTACGCAGACATGAAACCTGACGTATTTGAACAAATCTTGAGACCTGCTTTGGCTGACCAAAAGGGCTGTGCGATGTTCATAGGGACACCTATGGGTCGCAACCATTTTTATGAGTTGTACAAATATGCGGAGTTAGACGATGATCCGACGTACAAAGCTTGGCACTTTACTTCTTATGACAATCCATTATTGGATGCGGACGAAATTGATGTTGCTAAACGCTCTATGTCGTCTTATGCGTTTCGTCAGGAATTTATGGCGTCGTTTGAAGCGCGTGGGTCAGAAATGTTTAAGGAAGACTGGGTACGCTTTAGTGAGGATAAGCCGGAAATAGGAGATTACTACATTGCCGTTGACTTGGCAGGTTTTGAAGAAGTCAATAAAAAACGAACAAAGAATTCTAAACTTGACGAAACTGCCATTGCCGTCGTTAAAGTTAGTGAGCATGGTTGGTTTGTTGACAATATCATATATGGACGATGGAGTCTTGACGAAACGGCTACCAAAATCTTTCAGGCCGTTAGAGATTATCGTCCCATATCGGTTGGAATCGAAAGAGGTATTGCTAAGCAAGCTGTAATGTCTCCTTTAGTGGACTTACAAAAGAAGTACGGTACGTTTTTTAGAGTAGAAGAACTGACACACGGTAATAAAAAGAAAACAGACAGAGTTATGTGGGCGTTACAAGGTAGGTTTGAAAACGGCTACATTACGTTAAATAAAGGTGAATGGAACGCTAGATTTCTTGACCAGCTGTTTCAGTTCCCTGATCCATTAACTCACGATGACTTGGTTGACGCTTTAGCTTACATCGACCAGCTGGCTAATGTGGCGTACGACTATACGTACGAGATTGAAGACCACGAAATCTTAGACGTAGTAGCAGGATACTAATATGAGTGAACTATACGAACAAGACCCATTGATGATCCAAGAGTCTCTTGAGGACTGGGTCATGACTAAATGCGAAGACTGGAGAGACCACTACGAAAGCAACTATGAAAGTAAATTTGAAGAATATTATCGACTCTGGCGTGGTCAATGGGATCCTGCTGACAGCCAGCGTGGGTCTGAGCGTTCCCGTATTATTTCTCCTGCACTTCAGCAAGCAGTTGAGTCTAATGTAGCAGAACTAGAAGAAGCCACCTTCGGACGTGGTAAGTGGTTTGACGTTAGTGACAACCTTGGTGACACCCAAAGACAAGACGTGCAGTTCCTACGTAACAAGCTTACGGAAGACTTTGAAAACTGCATGGTACGTAAGGCTGTCGCAGAGTGTCTAATTAACTCAGCAGTCTTTGGTACAGGCATTGGTGAGATTGTTATTGAAGAAATGAAGGAAATGGTTCCTGCTACTGAGCCTATTATGGAAGGACAGTTGCAGGCAGTTGGTGTCAACATTACTGACCGTGTAGTTGTTAAGCTTAAGCCAGTAATGCCTCAGAACTTCCTGATTGATCCAGTAGCAACCAATGTTGAAGACGCTATGGGTGTAGCTATTGATGAGTTTGTTAGTAAACACCAAGTGGAACTTCTACAGGAACAAGGCGTGTACCGTGACGTGTACGTAGGTTCCGCTGCTCCCGATACTGATTTGGAACCTGACCAAGACTTAACTATTTACAACGACGACAAGGTACGTTTAACTAAGTACTACGGTTTAGTGCCACGAGAGCTTCTAGATTCCGCTGTAAGCGACGAAGACGAAGAAGTGGTAGGAGAGGTAGACGCTGAGTCACGTTACGTAGAGGCCGTTGTAGTGGTTGCTAACGGCGGTATACTTTTGAAGGCAGAGGCTAACCCTTACATGATGTCTGATCGTCCTGTAGTAGCTTTTCCTTGGGACGTAGTACCAGGTCGCTTTTGGGGTCGTGGTGTTTGTGAAAAAGGTTACAACAGTCAGAAAGCCTTGGACACAGAACTACGCGCACGTATTGACGCACTAAGCCTTACTATTCACCCGATGATGGCTATAGACGCTACTCGTTTACCACGCGGTGCAAAACCAGAAGTACGTCCTGGTAAAATGATTCTGACTAACGGAGATCCGCGTGAAGTACTCCAGCCATTCAACTTTGGTCAAGTTAATCAAATCACTTTTGCTCAAGCCGGAGCATTGCAGCAAATGGTACAGCAGGCAACAGGAGCCGTTGACTCAGCAGGAATTGCAGGTCAGGTTAATGGCGAGGCTACTGCCGCTGGTATTAGTATGTCTCTTGGCGCTATTATTAAGCGTCATAAGCGCACACTAATTAACTTCCAGCAGTCTTTCCTAATTCCATTTGTTAAGAAAGCTGCACATCGGTACATGCAGTTTGACCCAGAAAACTACCCTGTTGCTGACTACAAGTTTAATGCAAGCAGTACATTAGGAATTATTGCTCGTGAATACGAAGTTACTCAGCTTGTACAGTTGTTGCAGACTATGGGTCAGGACTCACCATTGTACAGTACACTAATACAGTCAGTTATTGACAACATGAACTTGTCTAACCGTGAAGAGCTTATTGCAGCTATGCAGCAAGCAATGCAGCCTAATCCTCAAGCACAACAGATGCAAATGGAGGCTCAGCAAGCGCAGATGGCATTCCAGCAGTCACAAACTGCAGCACTATCTGCTCAGGCTCAAGAGTCACAGGCTAGAGCCGCTAAGTTGGCTGCAGAAGCTCAAGCAGTACCTCAAGAGCTTGAAATTGACAAGATTAACGCTATTACCCGTAACCTGCGTGAAGGTGACCAAGAGGACAAAGAGTTTGAACGTCGTCTAAAAGTTGCTGAAACGCTTATCAAAGAAAAAGCAATAGACCAAAAAGGACAATCTAATGCTAATAACGCAACGCGAAATGCAAATCCTCCTAGACCAGATCAACAACAACTTCAAAGGCCAGTTCGACCGACTGGACCTACTGGAGCGCCAAATAGAGGAGTTGAGTAATGCCCTCAAAGAAAGACCCAAAACTAGCACGAGCGGGCGTAAGCGGGTTCAACAAACCAAAGAGAACACCTAATCACCCTACTAAGAAGTTTGTAGTAGTAGCCAAACAAGGCGATAAGACTAAGACCATACGTTTTGGTGACGCTAAGATGACTATCAAAAAAGACCAGCCAGCGCGACGTAAGTCGTTCAGAGCGCGTCACAAGTGTGACACAAACCCGCCCAGTAAACTAACAGCTAGATACTGGTCATGTAAAAAATGGTAATACTATGGCTAAAGGTGTAAAACATTATAAGCGTGACGGCACTGAATATACAGGCGGTACGCACAAGATGCCTGATGGGTCGTTACACTCAGGTAAAACTCACGGAAAGACATCTGTAAAACTTTTCCATTTTGAAGACCTGTCTAAGACAGCAAAGGAGAAAGCTATGCCTGGTTACGGAATGAAAACAACAAAGCCTAAAAAGAAAGTTGCTTTACCAAAACGCGGTCAACGAACAGCAACTAACAGAAAGAAAAAGAAGTAACGGCTATGCCAAAAGCAAAAACTAAAAAGGCAAACGACGCTTGTGCGCGTAAGGTCAAGTCCAGATATAAAGTCTGGCCTTCCGCGTACGCTTCTGGTGCTGTAGCCAAATGCCGTAAGGTAGGTGCTAAAAACTGGGGTAACAAAAGTGGCCGTAAGAAAAAGTAAAGAGGGTGCAGCCCTTAAGAAATGGTTTAAAGAAGACTGGGTGGACGTTAAAACGGGTAAGCCTTGTGGTCGTAAGTCAGCTACCAAGAGTAAACGTCCTTACCCTTCTTGTCGACCTAAAGCTGTTGCAGCTAAGATGACCAAAGCTGAGAAGGCTTCTTCTGCGCGACGAAAAACCGGACCTGCTAAAATAAAACACGCAGTTACAGCTTCAGGGAGACGTAGAAAAAAGTGAGTTATGAAACTAAAGTAAAGCAAGCTTTAGATATATGTTTAAACAAAAACTACTTCAAGGGGAACGACAAAGAAACAGCCATAGTAATGTACTCAGGTGGTATGGACAGTGTGTCATTACTATGGAACCTTTTGGAACACACAGAACAAGACATACACGTACACTCAATACATATTGATAACTCTGAAGGCCGTGTCAAAGCAGAAGCAAAAGCCATAGAGAACACGATCAACTACATGAGGAAGAACCAAAGACCCTTTGAGTTTTCTTCCTCAGTGTACTCTTGGAAAGCTAAGTATCCAGGTGGTAAAGACATGGTGCTTGCACTATTCCAAGCTATGAGGGTTGCTTCTGGTTTAGGTAAAACATTTAACATTGTTTATACAGGTGACTACAACATCTTTAGGGACGAAGGTGCTGAAGCACAAGGTGTGTTAAACGCACTATGCACTACACGTCGTGTTAAGCCTATTTGGTTAGCACCTTTTGAACACATGACGTACAACTCTGTAGAACGTAGCAAAGGTATCTACTTAAGTATGCCTGAAGAGCTACGTGAGATGTACTGGTCCTGTAGACATCCTACAGATGCTCTTGATGGTTTTATTGTGTGTGGTGACTGCCATGCTTGTGATCGTCAAAAAGCAATGCAAGAAAGTCTAAAAAAGACTTGACAAATGAATAAAAATATGCTATACTATTACTATAGTTAAACATTAGAGGAAACTATGACTCCCGAGCTTGAAACTTATTTTAATAATTATAACGAACTCTTCAACCACGAAGGTTTCAAACAACTCGTACAAGAACTCTCTACTAATGCTACTCAGCTTGCTGATATTCAAACAGTAAAAGACATAGAAGATTTACATTATCGTAAAGGACAAGTAGCTGCCTTTGCGACTATTATAAATTTACAAAACACTATTACTGCTGCTAGAGAGCAAGCAGAAGCAGAAGACGAAGAACCTTTAGATGTTTAAAGTCTATGACTTCCGTTGCACTAACGGACATGTCTTTGAAGAATTCGTACAGCCTGACGTCACAACTAGTAGGTGTGGTTGTGGCGCTAATGCTAAGCGATTAGTGTCTGCCCCATCTTTCCACCTTGACGGTGCTTCTGGAGACTTTCCAGGTCAGCACATGAAATGGGTTAGGGAACATGAAAAAGCCGGACGCAATAAAAAGAAGGACGCCTAACGGCTAACCCTTTTACATTTATCTCCATAACCATAATAAAAGGCGGAGTAGTTTAATATGTCAAGAGCGACAATTATAGACGAGCGTATTGAAGACGACTCTACAACAACTGATCTTGAAGCTACATCATTTGATGAGCCAACTCAAGAAAAACCTAAACTGAAAGCCAAACCTCAAGAAGAAGATTTACCAGATAAGTACCAAGGTAAGTCAGTACAAGAAATTGTACAGATGCACCAAGAAGCTGAAAAGATGCTTGGTCGTCAGTCTTCCGAAGTTGGTGAGTTACGTAAGGTCGTAGACGACTTCATCCATACACAACTCGAAGAAAAGAAACAAACACCTGTTCAACAGCCCGTTGACGATGATGACGACATTGATTTCTTTACTGATCCTAAATCAGCCGTTAGTAAAGCTATTGAGAATCATCCTAAAATTAGAGAAGCACAACAGTACACTGAGCAGTACAAGAAGCAAACCGCACTTGCACAACTACAGTCAGAACATCCTGACATGCAAGAGATACTAGGTGACGCTAAATTTGCTGAGTGGATCAAAGCTTCTAAATATAGGACTCAGATGTTTGTAGCAGCAGACCAGGAATATGACTATGACGCTGCTAACGAGTTGTTTAGTCTTTGGAAAGAGCGTAACCAAATGGTTAAGCAGACAGCCAGTGTAGAACGAACAGCACGTAAACAATCTCTCAAAGCTGCAACTACCGGTACTGCTAGAGGAACAGCAGAGCGATCTCGTAAGAAGACTTATCGTCGGGCTGACATAATTAAACTCATGCGAACCGACCCTGAACGATATCAGTCTATGTCAGACGAGATATTCAAAGCATACGCAGAGGGTCGAGTTAAGTAGCCTAATTATCAAGGAGATTTATCATGGCTGGCGAAACCTCTGGAACTTATTTTACAGCTAATGCTGTAGTTGACAAAACTGCTGCTGGTACTTTTATCCCAGAAATCTGGAGTGACGAAGTAATTGCAGCATACCAAAAGAACCTCAAGTTGGCACCTCTTGTCAAGCGCATTCAAATGGCTGGCAAGAAAGGCGATGTAATTCACATTCCTAAGCCTACTCGTGGTTCAGCGTCTGCAAAAGCAGAAGCAACTGCGGTAACAATCCAAGCAAACCTTGAGTCAGAGTTGACTGTCACTGTTGACCGTCACTTCGAGTACTCACGTCTGATCGAAGACATCGTAGAAGTACAGGCTCTTAACAGCCTCCGTCAGTTCTACACTGAAGACGCTGGCTACCAGCTTGCTCTTAAGGTAGACACTGACTTGCACTCTGCAGGTACAGGCTTTGGTAACGGTGGTGCAATCGTGTACTCTGGTTCAGTAGCTCCTACTGACTACCAGCACACTGGTTGTTTCTTCAATGACGGTGGTACAACTACTCAGTACACTGACGACACTCTTGTTGCTGGTGATGATTTTACTGATGCGTTCTTCCGTGACATGATTCAGAAGATGGACGACAACGACGTTCCTATGGAAGACCGTTGCCTTATCATTCCACCTGCAACTCGTAATGCCATTATGGGCATTGACCGTTACGTGTCTTCTGACTTCGTAAGTGGTCAGTCAGTTAACAGTGGCCTTATCGGTAACCTGTACGGTGTAGACATCTACGTGTCTTCTAACTGTGCAACTATCGAAGCTGCTGGTGATAACACTGCAGGAACCGTTGATACACGTGCTGCTCTTCTCTTCCACAAAGACGCAATTGTCATGGCAGAGCAAATGGCCGTACGTTCACAGACTCAGTACAAGCAGGAATACCTCTCGACTCTGTACACAGCTGACACGCTGTACGGTGTCCAGGTATACCGTCCTGAAGCTGGTTTCGTTCTCGCAGTACCTTCTGCATAAGAACGACAAGAGGGGTCAGCAATGGCCCCTTTTTCCTTTCCCTCCGTTTTCTGCAATAGGACTTTCCGATGTCGAACTACACTAAGACTACAGACTTTGGGGCTAAAGACTCATTACCGACAGGCGACTCTGGTAAG